AAGGACTTCTTGCCTAAGTCATAGCTGCTTAGGCTAGGCATATCCCAGTGGTCACCAATGTGTATGATAACGTCAGGCTTCTTCTCTGCTGCGTACTCTCCAGCCCAGCGTAGATGCTCTGCCTTATCTCCAGGTTTTACTTGTGTGTCTGGTATAACTAGATGCTTAGTCATTACTTTCGCCTCTTACGCTCTGCGTTAGTCTTTGCAGTATGGCACTTGTGACACAGTACTTGATACCCCTCAGCTTCGATGAACATCCTCTCTATGTAGGTGTTCCAATCAATAAAGCCTACTGCTGGGTCTACTACTGGGTCTATGTGATCTACTGCTGCGTTGTTGCGTCTGCGTTTCTTCCCTTCTAGCGGTGGTAGAGTAGCTGGAGAGCCTTTGCCACACTTGGCACACTTGTACATCCCTCTAGCTACCCTAGCCGCTGACTTGACATCGTGCTTTACACCCCACTTAGCGTGAGCTTGTCTGAGTGCAGAGACGATAAAGGAACGGAAACGCGCTTCTGTCCATCTTCCGTTATTCCTTGGTTTCATTGAAACTCCATACCTCACCTTCGTACCTACGTAACCAGAGCATCCTACCATTCTCTATTACTCTGTCTTCGTCTCCCTCGTACATTTCTACGCACTTGTCGTAGAGTTCCTGCTCAGTAACACAGTCCTTCAGAATCTTCTCTGACTTCTTCTCGCCAATACCTTTGATGCCTATGATGTTGTCAATCCTGTCACCCATCAGTATCTGGCGGTAGAAAAAGCGTAAGCCGTCCTCTGGCTTAACATAGTATTTACTCTTCTTTACAAAGTTATAATGCCAACCTGGAATCTGGTCAAAGTCCTTGTCGAGGGAGACCATGATGGCTTTATCACCGTGTAGTGTACCTGCTATGGCTATGGCATCGTCTGCCTCTTCTCCTTCAGTAACCACAGCAGCCCACTTGTCGATAAGGTGTTGGCGTAGCGCCTGTATATGCACGGGCTTTGCCTTATCTTTACGGTTTCCTTTGTACTCAGCAGTAACGGCATATTCCTTTCGGAAGTTTCCTTTGCCAGTGAGATACAGAACATAGTAGTCCGTTTCTTCGTCTACGTTGAGTCGCAACAGAATGTCAGAGATATAGCCGTCGATGGTGCTGACGGCAGTGTTCTCAGATTCTTCGTTGCAAGACCAGCCTACACGATAGACTAGAATGTCTGCATCAATTAATATCACAGGGCTTCTTCCATATCTACTTCGACAAACTCTTCCTTGCCTCCGTAAGGAATCAAATCAGTGACTACTAACTTAAACATCTTAGGGCTACGTCCTGCCTGACCTGCTGGAGACTTCCAGTCGTAGTATGACAGCACAGCCTTAGCTTTAGAGCCGTTACCTATCAAGATGCCTGTAATCTCTTTACCGTCAGTGTCGTACACGCGGATAGGATGGTTAGACTTCACAGTTACAAAGTCTCCCTGACCTTCTTTGTTGCGTACACTCAAGCCCATCATCTCCAGAGCTTCTACTGCTGCTGAAGATAGCTGTGCTAGGTCTACTTGGTACTTACCTGACATGCGGTTTACCTCTTGTAGGCTAGACCACATCATCTCTGCGTTTACTGTTACTGGTTTTGCTTCACTCATAATATCACCTTTGATTGAATTGTTGCGTTTAAGTGCTGTTTTAGATCACAACTGATCTATGTATATTATACCATATTTGGTATGTCTGTGTCAATGTATTTTTATTTCTATGGTTATGGTTTTAGAGCTATCTACAGTGATAGTCTTAGAAGGTTCGTCATAATATGAAAGGTCTTCTTCATATAAAGTTTCTACAGGAACCTTGAAATACTTAGCTAATTTTAACATGCTGTGGAAGTTAGGAGACTCGTGCAGAGCATCTAAAATACGCGATATAGTAGGCTGTGGTACGCCAGTCCTACGCGATAGTTCCGTTTGATTGATTTCTTCTTCTTTCATTAAAGTTTGTAAAGTTGTACGCATAATAATTACCTCTAGTTAATGGGTTTCTGCCCAGTTATTACCTACGTTGTATTCAGCATCAAGAGGGCAGCGCAGGTCTAACACAGTTCCTGCTTTCTTGATGGCTCGTACTGCTGCTTTGCCTACTACATCAGCAAAATTCTCTGGTACTTCTATCTGAAACTCGTCATGCACGTTAGCTACTAGCTTGTACGGAATAGCGTACGTGTCTAGTGACTCTGCCATCAACACCAGCGCCTGCTTCATCACTATAGCGCCTGCACCCTGTAGCAGCGTGTTTAGTGCCGCGTGTTCTGACCTGACCCGTAAGCGCCTACCGTCCAGACCTGGAAGTGTACCGCCTGCTGAGAACTTAGTTACACGCTCTCGTAGCCTAGCCAGTGCTGGTGTGTTGCGTAGGAAGGAATCTGTAAGCTGTTGTCCTTCTTTGTAGCCACCGCCTACTATCTGACCTATCTTAGATGGCCCTGCACCGTACAGGAAGGCGTAGATGAAAGTTTTGGCTTGGTTGCGGTCAGTGAGTCCTGCTGCCTTCATATTAGCTGTGTGGATGTCACCGCTTAGTATTTCGTTGGTGTAGTTCTCGTCGCGCATATAATGTGCAAGCATACGTAGCTCTAAGCCACTAGCATCACAGCCTACTAGCTTGTGGTGCTCAGGCACAGTCCAGAATGATCTACACTCTCTGCCATACGGTGCAGACACAGAAGGCACTTGTGCCATGTTAGGGCTGTGGTGCGTCATACGGCCTGTTACAGCGCCGTTGGTAATAACCCTACCATGTACCCTGCCATCCTTCTCGTGAGTTAACCAAGAGTCTATCTGTGCTGCTCTCTTCTGTAGCATCAGGTACTCGTAGATCATCTTAGCTTCAGGGATGTCGATGCCTTCCAACACCTTCTCATTAACAATGATAGCGCCCTTCTCAGTCTGTAGTTTAAATTTAACGCCTACACCTTCTAGCCTCTCTGCAATCTGCTTACGAGAGCCTACGTTAAACTCAGTCACCTTGTCCTTCAGTCTCTTTCCTGTCTTCTCTGACCACCTCTCCTCCACTATCGGTGGAAACACCTTCTGTAGCTCTGCTGTTATCTGTCTCATCTTGTGGGTTATGTCTTGCCATAGTGAAGTAGCTGCTTCTACGTCTAGCATGAAGCCGTTGCGTTCCTGCTGAGCCGTAATGATGTACACCTTCTTTTCTAAATCTACGCACTGCGGTTTAAACTCCTCTCTATTCAGTGTGTTTGTTAAATGCTTGTACAGCCTTGTGGTGAGTGCTACGTCCTGCCTGCAATACTTCACCATCTCGTCAGATAGTCCACCGTCATAGTCGTGGAAGTCTATCTTGTGGTCGCCAAAGCGTTTGCCCCAAGAGTCCAAGCTATGTCCACCCTCAAGAGACGGGTTCCAAAGCCTGCTGAGCACTAAAGTATCCTTTAGCTTCTCTGTAGGTATCTGTAGTGACCACTGTTTCTCTAGCACTGGCGCATCAAAGCCTATGATGTTGTGACCAATAACGACTTCTGAGTCACGAATCAGAGGCTCCAAAGTCTCAGCAGAGTAATGCTCTAGCATCTCGCCAGTCTCAAAGTCCTGAGTTACTGCTACCCAGATAGTGTCGTGGCTGGTGTTTGTTTCTATGTCCAGCGTAATCAACATAATACTGCCTCGCTGCGTTTGGTTTATTGCTGTGTTTGTCGAAAGGGTTTAGTCTGCTCAGCTCAGCCTTACTCTCCTGAACTGTCATTACCCAAGTTCCAATCTTGCTCATATTCTTGGCTCTCCAATACTGTGTCAGATTCACTTCTCAGGTCATCTCTGTCAATGGTAGCAATGTCATCCTCAGTGTAAAAGAAGCAGTCATTGCACAAATCTAAAAACTCTCCACTCTCAGCAGATTTCCTTGTAGACTCAAAGTCCGATAAATTCTTGTTACACGCTATGCATCTCATTACAAACCCTCTTCCTTAACTTCTACCATCCTACCTGTTTTCTGGTCAAATAACAACCCTCCAGCAGGCCCTGTAGTGCCGCAGAATCGGTTCTTCAGCACTCTGACATTGGTTGTGTTCCTCTCTATTGGGTCTTCAGCCTGACCATTCCTCTCTAGTCCTATCACCATGTCTGAGAGCTGTGCAATGGAAGCAGAGCCTCTGAGCTGTGAAAGACTACTAGCAGCGCCTTCCTCGTGGCCTTTGCCATCAGGTCTCTTCAGGTGGCTAACCATGAACAAAGTGATACCAGTCTCTTGAACCAGCATACGCAGCTTAGTACATATCTCGTCCAGCGCCTTCCTCTCGTCACCGTTGCTCTGTGCAGACACTACAATACTGACGTGGTCTAGGAACAGAAACTTGGTGTCCAGTGCTTTAGCCATGTAGCGACAGCGAGCTATGATGTTGTCTATGCTGGTAGAACCGAAGTGGTCGAACATAAACAACCTCTGAGTGCCCATGGTAGCCTCAAAAGCCTCCCAGCGTTCCTCCTCAGTGCTCTCTACATCAGGTAGGTGCAGGGGCTTGTTAGCCGCCAGTGACATTAGAGACAGCGCAGTCTTACGTGCGTTCTCTTCTAGGAATAGTAAGCCTATGTTATCCTCAGAGTGTTTGAGAATATGCCACACTATCTCTCTGACAAACTGTGACTTGCCTAGCCCAGAACCTGCTGTGATGGTGACCAGCTCTGCCTCTCTGATGCCGTAGGTTAGCTTGTTCAGGCTCTCCCACGGGTACATAACAGCAGACTTCTCTACTGGCCTGTTCACTTCATCCCAGAGACTAGCGCCATTGATGATACCATCAGGCACAAACTTCTCTGCTCCCCAGAAAGCAGCAATGTATGCTTTGGAGTCATTAGCGGCTAGATAGTCGCAGGCATCCTTGTACTCTGGCGGGTTCTTCATGATGGCTGATTTACCACCAAACAGCTCTGCAATCTCTCTCGCAGCCTTTTGTCCAGGTTCATCAGAGTCCATAGAGATGACAATGGCATCGAAGCTGTCTAGCCACTCGTAGGCTGCTTTACAGTCCTTCAGAGCGCCGCTAGCGCCATTACAGACTGACACTACTGGATACTTGCTCCCTTGCATCTGGTAGCTTGCAGCGGCGTCAAACTCGCCCTCAGTGATTGTGACATACTTGGCAGAGCCAGCAGAGAACAAGTGCTGACCGAATAGACCAGCGTCTTTCCAGTCTCCTACAATGCTGTGCTGCTTGTCTGGTAGCCGTATTTTAGCCGCGATAGGTACTAAAGAATTCTCAGGGTTATGGTAGCTGAAATAGGTTCTGTCTGGGGTCTCTAGGATGCCGTAGTGCTTCGCTGTGGCGGTGGTTAGACCTCTGGATACAATGCTCTGATACTTACCAGTAGTCAGCATATTCTCTACAGCACTAAAGCTGGGTTTAGGTTTAGGTTGTTCATCATACGGTATCTCTACAGGCTGATAACCACCCTCAGTCTTTGTATATGTGGCGCAGCTATGGCAATAGGTGCTATTCTTGTTCACCTGTAGCGCATCACTGCTGCCGCAGTCTGGGCAGGGTTGATGGGTTGCTTCAGTCATTCAAAAATCTCCTCATAAACTCTGCCAAAACTGACTAGGCAAAGTGGTAGGTGTAAGATAACACCCTGAAAAGGCATTACCTCTCTGCTGTCTGTAAAGCTGTTAAACACCCACACTGGCCTGCTGTCTGGAAACTCTAAGTCGAAGCCTACGCCCAGTCTATACTCTATTGTTAAATTGCGTCCTAAAATAACCATGCTTTTTTACTCTCCATATTCTTTGCTATTACACGAATCCTGCGCTTACATATTGGGCAGGGTTTAGTCCAGTCTGTTTGATCTGGATGTTTACAGTAGTTCGTTCTCTCTTCTGGTATGTTGTAACTCCCTACCACTCTAACACGTTTCCTTTGTAACACCAATTTATCTCTACTAGTTAGAATCATTAGGGCCTCTCTTGCTGAATATCATATCATACTCCGTGCTCTCTGCAATAAACTGAACAATCACCGCTGGATGCACTTTGTAGTGCTGCGCTGCCTCCTTCAGTGAGAACACGCCATTATTAATATCTGCGGCAGCTTTAAACTCTG